TGGATTTGGAAATAATTTTACAAATGCAGAAACAGATTTATTTATAAATACATCAGGTAATGTCGGTATAGGAACTACATCACCAAGTATGAAGCTAAACATTTCTCACGGCGATCAAGATGGATTAAGATTTACAGCAGCAAATACACACGAAACATTTATAGATTTTGGAGATACTGATGATAACGATGCAGGTAGTATTAGATACGATCACAATGATAACTCATTAGCATTTAGAGTTAATGCTTCTGAAAGAGTTAGAATAAATTCAGATGGAGATGTACTTCCCAATGGAAATGGAACTCAAGATTTAGGTTCTTCTAGTAAAAGATGGGGAGTAGTACATAGTGCTGACTTAGACTTATCTAACGAAGGTGCTGAAAATGATGTTGATGGAACTTGGGGTAGTTATGTAATCCAAGAAGGAGAAGATGATTTATTCTTAATTAATAGAAGAAGTGGTAAAAAATATAAATTTATGTTACAGGAAGTAGCATAATACATAAAAGGAGAAAACGATGGCTAAAAAAATAGCAGAAAAAGCAGTAGAGTCAGAAAGTGCAGTTAAAATGGTTGAAATCAAACATCTTCGTTCAATGAAAGATGAAGCAGGTAAAGATGTATCTGTGGTAGATTGGACTGAATCAAAATCAGCAGATGAAGCAATTTCACAGGCAGAAGCACAATTAGTAGATGCAGAAGCAAGAGTAACTGAACTTAAAGCAGATATTGTTGAATACAAGAAAATAAAGGGATAGTCCGATGGAAGTAAGCAAAGATAGTAAAATGACATTAAGCGTAGAAACGCTAATCTCATTAGGAACTACGCTAGTATTGGTTACTGGTGTTTGGTTTACTCTACAAGCTGATATTCAGGAAGCAAAAGAGCTTCCTGAACCCGAAGTGAGTAGAACGGAGTACGACTTAAAGGATCAGATGATTAGAAATACAATCATTGAAACACAGAAAGATGTGGGAGAGATGAAAGAAGAACAAAAAGAAATGCGTCAAGATGTTAAGAATATTGAACGTATGATGATGCAAAAGTGAGGTATAGAGATGAATCGATTATATGGTTTTACATATTTGGTTGGTATCTGTTTATGGCTATCGCCTTTATATGCTCAAAGTAGTTTAAAAGATTTACAGCAGATTCAATTATTGAGTCAAGACGAATGTATCATAGTCCAAGTAAATGCAGATTGGAACTTTAGTGCATCGTTAGATTTAAATGGATTGAATAATTGTCTATGGTTTAATGCAAGTATAGATGACAAGGAATATGGTGCGATTATCGCAAATGAATGGAAGATAGTTTCAGTTCCTACTATAATTATGTTCGAGTATGGAAAAGAAGTAAAAAGATTTGAAGCAGGATTAAGTTTTAATTTAGATAAACAAAAAATCATCAAGGAAATCAAAGATGAAATTGATGAAATACAACTAAGGAAATTCCAATGATATATTTAGCAAGATGGTTTAAAAAATTATTTTATGGTACACTATTAATTGGAAGTCTTTATTCACAAGACTTTTTTAAATTTAGCACTATATATGGTGCATACAGCTTAAGTAGTCCAATTACCAAACAACAGCAATTTCAAGTGTCTGGTGGGCAATTACAAGAGCTACAAGAAGAACTAGACGATCATAGTATTATGACGTTCGGTATTAGAAAATTAGCACGATTTGGCTATGAGAATAAGCCTGGTAAATTCTACACAGGTGCAGAAGCACCAATTAATGAAAGTGTAGCTATTGGTAATATTATTACTGGGTGGGAATATGTAGTAGAATATTCAGATCATACTGAGTTCGAAGAAGATTTTATTAATCAAGAGTTTATGTTACGATACTTAGGAAAGAACTTTTTGATTAAAGGGAATTATGATTACAGAGGTTTCGAAGATTTAGAGTTCGCAGGATTAGATATGCGATACAAGAAGAACTTCGGAAACTTAGCACTTTCTATGGGTGTAGCTGGTAGAAGCCACCCAACATACCTAGATTTCCTACCTATTGACTTATGGTGGGCAGAACAAGGTATTGACACAACAGAGTTTACACCCTTTTGGGACTTTGCATACTTCTATGGTTATACAGATGAGTTTGCAGAGCAATTCACACAATATGGATATAGCTACTTTGATTTCAAGTGGTATAATGCAGAAGGTATGTTAGTTGCTAATACAGATGAGCAATTCTATAAACAAGTATATGGAGAGATTGTAAGAGAATACAATGAGGAATGGGCAAAAGATAAAGGATACCAAAACGAATTAAGTATGTCAGTAGGTGCAGACTATTATAAATATACTCCTGATAATTGGTTTCACTTTTGGGCAACTGCTTATCCAGTAACTAAAGGTATGTCCGACTATTCATTTAATTATGATGTAGCTGAGAACGGAATGGACTACGACTTAGGATTAGTTTATGGTTGGAAATTAACTAATAAGTTCGGTATATTCCTTGAAGCCAGATATCTTAATATGTACGACATTCAGTCTTACGAAGCGAGAACTGGACTAAATTGGTTAATATACTAAGGAGATAAAATGCCAGAAGAAATGAAACAAGAAGAAATGAAAATAGTATTAGAGAACGGAAAAGAAGTTTCGTTTTCAGATCTATCAGATGAACAAAAAATATTAGTAAATCATTTAAGAGATTTAGATATGAAGATGGGACGTATGAATTTTGAAGCACAACAACTTCAAGCTGCTAAAAACGCTTTCTCTAAAGAACTAAATGATTCATTCGAAGAAGTAGAAGAAGATGCCTAGACTTGATGTAGTTGGGAAGATTATCGATAAAGTCGCTGGACACGTTGATAAATTCACACTCGACAAAGAGGAAAAAGCACAATTAATCCAAGAAATCAACAAAGCACAAATAGAAGTCAACAAGATAGAATCTGGTTCTTCCAGTCTATTCAAAAGTGGTTGGCGTCCTTTCGTGGGTTGGACTTGTGGAGTCGCCTTATGCTATCACTTCGTATTGCAACCCTTCTTAACATTTGTACTCTTTTCTATTGGGAAACCTATGGAATTACCAGTATTCGATATGAGTACACTAACGACAGTCCTTTTTGGAATGCTCGGTTTAGGGGGAATGAGGAGCTTCGAAAAAACCAAGAAGTCAGCATAATGACTTTTGACGAAATCATAGAAATTGTCCTCCAACACGAAGGAGGATATGTCAATGACAAAGATGATAAGGGTGGGGAAACCAAATATGGTATCACTAAAAGATTTTATCCCCACCTAGACATCAAAAACCTTACCAAAGAACAAGCCAGAGATATATACTACAAAGATTACTGGATTCCATCTAAGGCGTATAAACTGCCCTTAGAGCTACAATATGCTTATTTTGACTGCGTAGTCAACACAGGGCAATCAAGAGCCGTTAAGATACTACAGAAGGCGTGTAACAATAAGAATAGCTTTGCTATTAAAGAAGATGGACTTATTGGTGCTGCTACTATCTCTGCTGCTACTAGATTAGAGTCAGATAGATTTATTAGTTATAGAATTTTATTCTATTCTTTGCTAATTTCAGACAACCCTACCCAAGAAAAATTTTGGTATGGGTGGTACAAAAGAGCTAAAGGAGCATAGATGCCTACATACATATCATCACGAGATTTAAAAGACGTATTTCCTAACTTAGACGAGTTTGATACTAAGAAACCTATTTATGGTTGGGTAATAGATTCTGGAACTAGATATGTAGCTCACGATTCTGGTTTAGTAACACAACTATTTGTTGACGGAAAAGATTTAGGATCGGCACAATCAGCACTATCTGACGTTGATGCAAACAATGAATGGTTCTACGATTCTGCTACAGACGCAGTATATTATTATAATTCTTCCTCTAATCCAGATGATTTATTAATGGAAGCAGGAGAAGATTTTGCAACATTAAAAACACGAGTAATGAAAGACGCTAGCAATTATGTTGATTCTAAGCTAGACGCTACATTACCACGAGAACAATTTTTATTAAAAGATGGAACATACGACTATCTTATTAGACGACTAACTGGATTAGTTGCTGCATACTTTTTAGTTAAGGGCAAAGATCCAACAAGTGAAATAGCAGATGCTTTATTCGAAGAAGCTCAATTACACATTAGCGACTTAAATAGTGGACAAGCTAAATTATCATTTCAGAATACTGGCGATGCTTCTAAAGGTATTGTAAGAAAAATATCTGTAGCTGGAAGTCTTAATATTGTTGACACTAGAGGTAATTATCGTGGGAGTTACGACAGATTAAAAGTAATTGTAACTACTGGTGGTGCTATTGGTACTTCTAAATACTCTGTGTATGCTAAAGACGAAGATGCCTTAAAGAATAACTTAGTTATTCAAACAGAAGTTATCAACGGAGATTATCAAGAACTAGCAGGTGGACTACAAATAAGATTTCAAGGATCTGCCGACAACTCTACTGCAACACAAAACGATGAGTGGGAAGTAGAAGTAATGGGACTATACGAGGAAACAGATAATCCTGCTATTCGTTCTGTTAGAATGAGTAGAAAAGACTTTAAGCAATTCTATAAGGTTTAACAATGGCAGTTTCGTTTACGAATGCGTGGAAAGTCAACGTAGAGGAAACTATCCAGAATGCTGTAAAGAATGAGTTTTTTGGCTCTATTCCAATATTTAGAACTCCTAATTTTAAATTTCGTGGTAATAACTTTATGACAATTACTGCTCTTGATTCTTTTTCAAACAACTCTATGTATTCAGTCATACCTAACACTTTTAATATTCAATTAAACTATTATCACTACGACAGCAAAAGAAATGATTTAAGTGTTAAGAGATTTTTTAATCAAATATCAAGACTAGAAGAAGTATTTTATAGTTTATTAGGAGTAAGTCCATCTTATTCTTTTTCTGTTCAATCTATTAACTATGAAGATGATGATGAAATGCAGGGTTTTAGAAAAGCCATATTTAACATACAAGTAAGTAGTATAAGATAATGTCTATCTCTTACAATAACATCACTTACGACAAGATAATGACTCCATTGCGAGATAAACTACGCACAGAGTTTAAGGGAGCATTACCTATTTATTTTGATTCTCAGTTTAAAGATGTAGGAACAAAATCTTTACGCATATTTCCAAACTCTCAAACATTGCAAGATAGAAGAACTATGTCTTATATTAATTTGTATGACATAGAAATGACTTACTACCTAAGAACAAATAGAGATGACGAGAAAGCATTAGATCAAATGTATAAAGATGTTACTAGGATAGAAACAATTTTGCTAGAAAATAGAAACGGTGGAAGTATTCCTTATTTTTATGCAGGACAACCGACAGTAGAACACAATGTAGATGAAACAGATTTAAGTAATATTTTAGTAGCAAAAATTAATATTCCTGTGTTATACGAAGAAGTTCATCAGACATTTGGTAGGTTTATTACATCTGATGATAAATTCTTTGTTTTATCAGATGGTTCTTTTTATATTGTAGAGAATTAATTATGGCTAAAAAATACCAGATGAAAGACGATGTACTACCAAAAAGCAAAAGCTATCTTGGTTTAGGTTGGGTTAACTGGGTAAGTTTAAAGAATGGAAAAGTTGTAGAACTTAACAATATGCCTAAAGAAGCAAAAGATTTTTTAGTAGAAGTTAAAGATCAGAAAAAAATTAAACCAAAAGAGGTAAAGTAAAATGGCAGATTTAGCAGAAGGATTTAGTCCTAAACAGTTTCAGTTGGCAATCGCTGCTGAAGCAGATGGTATCGGTGGTGGAGAAGCTACAGATGCAGATTACAAATTTATAAATATTGATTCAATCGAAATGCCTTCATTGAATCCATT